AAGAAAGCTGCGGCTGAGCGGGTTAAGAATGACATGAATTATCAGATCACTGATGTGATGACTGAGTTCCGTCCCGAGCACGAGCGCATGTTGTGGGGTCTGGGCCTAGCTGGTAACGCGTTCAAGAAAGTCTATATCGATGTGCAGCTAGACCGTCAAGTGTCTATGTTCGTGCCTGCGGAAGATATGGTCATACCGTACGGGGCATCATCCCTTGAGACGGCGGAGCGCGTGACCCACGTCATGCGTAAGACGGAGAACGAGGTCAGGGTCCTCCAGCACTCGGGCTTCTACCGCAAGGTTGAGCTTGGCACTCCCATCAACGTGATGGACGAAGTCGAGAAGAAGATTGCTGAGAAGCTTGGCTTCCGTGCATCTGAAGACAATCGGTTCAAGCTGTTGGAGATGCACGTCGAGCTTGACCTGCCCGGCTTTGAGCACAAAGACGAAGACGGAGAAGAGACGGGTATTGCCCTGCCGTACGTGGTGACCATTGAGAAGGGCACTGGCGAGGTGATGGCTGTCAGGCGCAACTGGAAGCCGGACGATGAGACGCATCAGAAGCGTCAACACTTTGTCCACTACGGCTACATCCCGGGCTTTGGCTTCTACTGCTTCGGTTTGATCCACCTCATCGGTGCGTTCGCTAAATCTGGCACTTCTCTCATTCGCCAGCTGGTGGATGCTGGTACGTTGAGCAACTTGCCCGGCGGCTTCAAGACTCGTGGCTTGCGCGGCAAGGGCGACGACACACCTATCGCTCCGGGCGAGTTCCGCGACATGGACGTGCCAAGCGGGACTATGCGCGACAACATCATGCCGCTGCCGTACAAGGAGCCAAGTCAGGTCTTGCTGCAGTTATTGAACCAGATCATTGACGAGGGCCGTAGGTTCGCTGGCACTGTTGACCTCAACACTTCTGATATGTCGGCTCAGGCTCCAGTGGGCACTACGCTGGCAATTCTTGAGCGGCAGTTGAAGACGATGTCCGCTATCCAAGCGCGTATCCACTACTCGATGAAGCAAGAGCTTAAGTTGCTCAAAGAGATCATCCGTGAGTACACGCCGGTAGAGTACACATACGAGCCGGAAGAGGGCACTCCAGCTGCCAAGCAGAGTGACTACGACCAAGTCAATGTGATCCCCGTGAGCGACCCCAACGCGGCCACTATGGCGCAGAAGGTTGTTCAGTATCAGGCAGCTTTACAGCTTGCGCAGACAGCGCCGCAGTTGTATGACCTACCCATGCTGCACCGGCAGATGCTTGAGGTGTTGGGCATTAAAGATTACCAGAAGCTGGTCCCAATCGCTGAAGACATGAAGCCTCGTGACCCGGTCACTGAGAACATGAACATCCTGTCTAACAAACCAGTCAAGGCGTTTATCTATCAGGATCATCAGGCTCACATAGCTGTACACATGTCAGCGATGCAAGACCCGAAAATCCAGAGCATCGTTGGCATGAACCCGCAGGCGGCGCAAGCGTTGCAGGCAGCGATGATGGCTCACGTCTTTGAGCACCTTGGCATGGAGTACCGCAAACAAGTTGAACAGGCTATGGGTCAGACCCTGCCGCCGTACAACGAGGACTCAGACGAAATGCAGATGGCTCCAGACATGGAGATCAAGGTCTCTCAGATGGCTGCACAGGCTTCTCAGCAACTCCTCCAGCAGAACATGCAAGAGGCACAGCAGCAGAAGAACCAGCAGATGGCCCAAGACCCGCTCATCCAGTTGCAACAGAAAGAGCTGGAGATCAAGCAGCAGGACCTGCAGCGTAAGGCACAGAAAGACGCGTCTGATGCGCAGCTTAAAGGCGCACAGATTCAGGTTGAGAAAGACCGCATCGAAGCGCAGCAGGAGACCGAGGGTGCGAAGCTCATGGCTAAAACCATGCTTGACCGCGATCAGACTAAGGCGCGGCAAGAGTCCGAAGGCTTCCGTACGATGGCTGAGACGCAGCGGCACCAGCAGCAGATGGAGATGCAGAGAAGGCAGCAGGATCAGAAAAAACCAAGTAAAGGTGATTGATGTACGAAATCTTACAGGCCACAAAAGTGGTCACAGACAACATTGACAACAGAGTCAAACAAATCGAAGAGGCTCTCGGGGCAAAAGCCGCGAAGAGTTTTGACGAGTACTGCGCGCTGTGTGGGGAAATTAGGGGTCTGCTCACCGCTCGCAATCTTTTAACAGACCTCACAAAAAACATGGAGAAGCTCGATGAGTGATATCAACTTGGTTCAGGCGGTGGACTTGTCCGCCCTACTGCACAAGACCGAAGATGAAAAAGCGAAACAGCTACCAAAGCCCTCGGGCTACAAGATTCTCTGCGCCATCCCGGAGCAAGAGGAGAAGTTTGAAGGCAGCGAGCTAGTTAAGTCTAGCGAGACTATTCGATACGATGAACTGTTGACCACCGTCTTGTTTGTTGTTGACTTAGGCTCAGACTGCTACAAGGACGCTACTAAGTTCCCCACCGGGCCTTGGTGCAAAAAAGGTGATTTCATTCTGGTACGGCCAAACGCTGGCACCCGACTGATCATCCACGGTAGAGAATTCCGCATCATTAACGACGACTCTGTTGAGGCTGTTGTTGAAGACCCGCGTGGAATCAAACGTCACTCTTAAAGGAGACATGTAATGGCAACAAAACCGGACGAATTTAAGTTCCCGCACGAGATTGAGGAAGAAGATAAGGGTAAACCCGAATCTGACATCGAGATTACGTACGAAGACGATTCCGACGAGGTGAAAGTCGAGATCAAAGACGATACCCCTCCCGCAGACCGCAACGTCGATCCACTTCCGGATGACGTAAAGAACGCGTTGGAGACGGCTGATTCGTCAGAGGATTACTCTCACAACGTCAAGACCAAGTTCAAGCAGTATAAAAAGGCTTGGCATGATGAGCGCCGGGCTAAAGAATCGGCGTTGCGCGAGCAAAATGAGGCTCTGGGTATAGCCCAGCGTATCCTCGATGAGAACAACAAGCTTAAGCAACTGTTGCAAAAAGGCGAAACTGAACTTATCGATACGTACAAAAACTCCGCGGAAATGGAGTTGGACAAAGCCGAGCGTAACTATAAGGAAGCCTACGATTCGGGGGATTCTGACCAGCTTTTAGCAGCTCAAAAAGAGCTAGTTCGGGCTGAAATGAAGCTTGATAAGACGAAAAATTTTCGTCCTACTGTACAAGCTCCCGAAAGTAGTGTACAAACTCAGCAAAAGCAGACTCAAGTCCAACCTCAAATGGACCCCAAAGTCTCTTCTTGGGTATCTGACAACCAATGGTTTGTAGACCCGAGCAAGAGAGGAATGCGTAGATACGCAGAGGGCGTTCACGAGGACCTTGAGGAACGCTACGGAAAAGCCTACATAGGCACAGACGAATACTTCAAGAGTATCGACAAAGAGGTTCGCAGACGGTTCCCAGAGGAATTCGACGCCGAGCAGAACGACGAGGTTGAGAAACCGACTCGCACACGTACAAGCACGGTGGTAGCGCCTGCTAGACGAAGTACGGCTCCTAAAAAGGTCATGCTTACTAAAACGCAGGTTGGATTGGCAAAAAAATTTGGCCTTACCCCCGAGCAATATGCTCGTGAACTAATGAAACTGGAGAACTGAAATGAGCGAAAACAACAGATTAAAACGCGAAGTTGAAAGCCGGACTATGCAGGAGCGTCCTAAGCAGTGGATGCCAGCAGAACTCTTGCCGGAGCCTGACAAGGAACCGGGTTTTGCGTACCGTTGGGTTAGGGTTGCTACTTTGAACGCGTCTGACCCCCGTAACCTCTCTGGAAAACTCCGGGAAGGTTGGGAGCCCGTCACCCTTGAAGAGCAGCCTACGATGAAACTGTTAGTCGATCCTAATAGCCGGTACGCTGGCAATATTGAGATCGGCGGGTTGTTGCTCTGCAAGACACCAACTGAGTTTGTTCAGCAACGTAATGCAAGCGTGCAAAAAGTTACTGATGCTCAGACTCGTGCAGTGGATAACAATTTGATGCGCCAGAGCGACCCAAGGATGCCTATCTTTAACGAGAAGAAGTCCTCGACGAGCTTTGGAAAAGGTACATAAATTTTAGGAGTCTTTAAATGGCAACTACTGCTACCCCTTATGGCCTTCGAGCCATTAATCGTGTTGACGGCATGCCCTATGCTGGCGCTACGAGTCAGTTTCTAATTAACCCGGCAGGCACTGGCACCAACTTGTTTTATGGTCAAGTTGTTATCATTGACGCTAGCGGTTATATCGCTCTGTCTACCGCTACTGGCGCAGACCTAACTACCAATAACCTTGGTGGCTCTGGTCTGGGCGCTATCGGCGTGTTTGTCGGTTGCTCTTACGTTAACGCGCAAGGTCAAGTAATCTACGGCCAGTACTACCCCTCCGGCACAACTGGCGTGGTAACTGCATACGTTGTAACTGATGATGCCGTAACTTTCCAAGCACAACTGGACGGCACTACCACTCAAGCTGCGCTTGGTGCGAACACGTTCTTTGCTGCTGTGCAGTCTACTTCTACAGGTTCTACCCGTACAGGTAACTCGACCAGCGCGTTGGAATCTACTGTTCAAACCGCCGCCGCTGCTTTTAAAATTGTTGGCTTTGCATCCCCTGTGACTGACGCTTTCCCAGACGTTCTGGTTAAGTTCAATCCCGGCGCACACGCCTTCAGCAACGCCACCGGCATCTAAGGAGCATTTAAATGGCTATTTCACGCGCACAACTACTTAAAGAACTGCTCCCCGGTCTGAACGCATTGTTTGGTCTGGAATATGCAACTTACCAAGAAGAGCACAAGGAACTCTATGAGACTGAAACCTCTGAGCGTTCTTTTGAAGAAGAGACGAAACTGTCTGGCTTCCAAGCTGCACCTGTTAAGAACGAGGGCTCTGCCATCGCTTATGACAATGCACAGGAAGCATGGACGGCTCGTTACAACCACGAAACCATTGCTCAGGGTTTCTCGCTGACCGAAGAGGCCATCGAGGACAACTTGTATGACTCACTGTCTGCTCGTTACACCAAAGCTCTGGCCCGTTCGATGGCTTATACCAAGCAAGTCAAAGCTGCTGCGGTTCTGAACAACGGCTTCACCAACTCCAGCCAGTACTACGGCGGTGATGGCGTGCCTTTGTTCTCTAACGCACACCCTTTGGTTTCTGGTGGCACCAACAGCAACATTCCTACGACCCCTGCCGATTTGAACGAGACTTCTCTGGAAGCCGCCGTTATTCAGATCAGCTTGTGGACTGATGAGCGTGGCTTGCTGATCGCCTCTAAGCCTAAGAAGTTGGTTGTTCCTCCGTCGCTGCAATTCGTTGCAACCCGTCTGTTGGAAACTGAACTCCGCGTTGGCACTGCCGACAACGATATCAACGCAATCAAGAACAACGGTTCTATCTCTGGTGGTTATACCGTTAACCACTATTTGACTGACACCAATGCTTGGTTTCTGTGTACAGACGTGCCAAACGGCATGAAGCACTTCATCCGTACTCCGCTGGCTAACAGCATGGACGGTGATTTCGATACAGGTAACGTCCGTTACAAGTCTCGTGAGCGTTACAGCTTCGGCTGGTCTGACCCACTGGGCATGTTCGGCTCTGCCGGTGCTTAATATTTCCTAGGAAATATTTGGAAGGGGGCCTTGTGCCCCCTTTTCTTTTGGTGTATATTGCTTTTAATCCGGGTTTATCCGGTGTTCTGACAGTCCCGGCTGACGACATGCAGACAGAACACCTTCACTTGCATGTAAGGAAATTATCATGGCACGTACTTCTTTTTCGGGCCCAGTCCGGGCTGGCTATCAGGGCGGTACCGCAGCCGCACAACAGCCGCTTACTCCCACGACTATTAATACTGGCACTGTAATTCCAGTTAATGAGGGAACGGCAACTTCTGGCTTCTATGCTCGTGTAATGCCAACTACAGGTTTTGGCTCAAGTGATTACGCAACCCCCGGCGAGGCTTTCTCTGTATTCGGACGTGTCCAGTGTGGTGCTCCTTTCTCTGTAGCTCCTTCCACCACTTTTAACCACATGGCTGGTACAGTAGGTGAGTTTGCAGTTATTGGTACGTACGCTAACAATGGCCTAATGGCGGGTTTGCTGGGTACCATCAATACCAATACCCTGTCTGGCGATGCTGCTGTTATGGCTTTCATGGACGGCGACTCTGGTGTAACTACCGCTCGTTGCGCCTTCGGCGTTGCAATGGCTCAGACCACAGCTGGTTCTGGTTTTGAGTACGGTATTGACCTGAAGATGCAAGACCCAGTTCTTGATGGTGGTGGCCCTTCGGGCGTCATTCCTTACACCAAAGCCAACATCCGCATGGAAGATGATGTTGTGGTTATGGTTAACACGGGCGCTCCTGTTGACGGTACAACGGGCGACAACTTTGCTGGCCCCGGCTCCATGTACATTGACAGCACCGCCGGAAACTTGTATCTCCAGACAGCGGTAATTACCAGCCCAGTTTGGAAATTGGTTACTCGC